ATTTAGAATTAGATATTACTAATTATGTAAATGATTTATTAAAAGGTAATAAAAAAAATAAAGGACTTTGTTTAGCGTTTTCCCCACTTTTAGAAGATAGTTTTTCAGAAAATACTCAATATGTTGGTTTTTTTGGTAAATCAACTAATACTTTTTTTCATCCATGTCTTGAAAGTAGGACTAATGTTTATATAAATGATAATCGTTTTGATTTTCAAATTGGGAGAGAAAATAACCTTTATTTTTTCTTAGAAAAAGACGGTGGGGTAATTAAATTAGATAAGTTACCAACATGTACTATTAATGATAAAACATACCCTGTTTGTGAAATTTATAACGGTTATTATTGTGCTAAAGTTAAATTAACTAGAAATGAAGTTGAGCCAGATAGCGTTATGTATGACGTTTGGTCTGATATTGTAGTTGACGGGTATAAATTAGATGATGTTGAGAGTTCTTTTGTAATATATTCACCTAGTAAGTTTATTAATGTCGGTAGAAACAAATCTAAAAAAGAATATGAACCTCAATTACAAGGAGTAAATGATTATGAAAAACTTAATAGGGGTGAAATAAGAAATATAGATGTTTATTTAAGAGAAAAATATACAGTATCATCATTTAATTTAGTCGATAACATGGAGTACCAATTGTATATAATTGATGGTGATAAACAAATAGATGTTATTAAATGGGATAAAGTAAATAAAATGGAAAACTTTAATACATTTATTTTAGATACTAATAATTTAATACCTAATACATATTATGTAGATATTAGATGTAAATTAGGAAATGAGGTTAAAGTATATAGAAAATGTTTGGAATTTACAGTTATTTCAAATAAAACTGATGAAAAAAGATAAACCTGTCAATAATGACAGGTTTTTTTAATTTATTTTAACATTCTTACTTAAAATATCATTAAGGTTAAAATCATTAACAGCATTATATGTAAAATCTGGTATTGGTGGTAGATTATTATAATTATGTGTGTGAGCATTAAATGCTTTTAATAAAAGTTTCAAAAAATCAACTAATTTATCACCATAAGGTAGTTGATGTGCAGTTTCAATTATTTTAGCCATTTCCTCATCACTAATTGATTCATTCACATCACTAACGTTAAATTCTGGTGTTCCAACAGTACTAATTAAATTAATATTTTCACTAACAATTGTAGCTGTTGTACATGTGTTGTTACTAAAATTAGTGTTATGTTGTTTTAGTTTTATAAATGATGGTGTTAATCTATTAAACTCACTTTCTAATGTGTTATATTTATTAGTTTTACGTACACCGCATCTTAATCTCACATCATCATCACTAAATATTAAATCAGAATCTTTTCTGCCCATTATAGCAATTTCATCTTTTTTGGGGTATACACCTTGCGCTTCTGGTATTCTATTAACAGAAACTAATGTTCTATCATTATACCCTTTTAATAGTGATATTGCATCACTAAAATTATCTTTGTTAACAAATTGTGGTTGATGTATAATAGGACCAATATAAAAACGTTGTGATGAATTACCTAAATTAGAATATATGAGTAGTACTGCTTCACCTACTTTTGGTTTAATGTGCATCATATACGGTAAAAGAGGGTACGCATAGGGAGTTTCACTGTTATATCTATCTCCAACCACTCTAGCTCTAATTCTCCCAGCAGCATATTCATCATCAATACTTTCTACTTGTCCAATTTTTATAATAGCGTTATCATTAGATATTGACATATTTATATTTTTTATTTACTGTATTATTCCAAAACCATTTACAGGCGTAGCATTAACACCAACAATAGTCCCTGGACCTGATGGTGTAGCACATGTTCCAACAATATTTATCATCCCTGGGGCTATTGTTACTTGCACTTGTACATCATTTTTTAAAGCTTTCATAATTTCTTCTATTCTAATTACCTCCATAGCTTCAGCAATATTAGCACTCCCATCTGCAGTTGGGCCCACGGGTGCCCCAGCCTCACTTTGGCGTTGAATAATGTTAGCTGCCACCATTGATGGACTAACGCCACTTCTAAATTGCCCACCTAATGCAAGTAATGGTGGTGGGATTGGTATAGCAGGTATTTTAATACTCTCTATTGCTTCTTTAATTTGAGAACAAATTGATGATATATCCATAATTTTGTATTTTATTTATGTAGGATTATTTTCTGGGGGTACAATATCAGCATAATTAACATTATCAATGACTGAATCTGCTTTTTTACCTTTTGTGGATGCATTATAAAACATTTTGATAAGGTTTAATATACCTTGTAATATTTCAAGATAATATTCGATGCGCTCCTTAATTATTTTTCTTAATAATGCATTTAGTAATTCTTTTAATTCATTCAATAAATAAGAAAGGAGTTCTTTTAAAAGTATTTCAAGTACTTGTTTAACAATACTTATAATTAAATTAGTTAATCCTTTTAAAAGCTCTTTAACATTAATTTTACTAAAATCACCATCAGCAGCATCACCCATAAAATATGAATTTACTGCGTATAACATCATTACTTTAGGTGATAAAACTTGTAATACTATTTGTGTAATGCTTTCTTTAATTAAATCAAAAATAATATTACCACCTAAAGTAAATTTATCTGAAATAGATATTTCTCCATTAGTTGCTGCTGTAGTTGAAACATTTGTAAAAATATTTTTAATGATTGTTTCTTGTTCATTTAATGTTGCAGCATTTCCAATACTATTTAATTCTTTAGTTATGTTATCAACATCACTTTGAGACATAGAACCATAGACCTCACCAAAATGATAATTTTCGCTATATTTTATATCGGTTTCATCTAGTAAAATTTCATATTGGTCGTTAGAGAAACTAAAAAAATCATCATTAATAACGGTATCTTCAGCCTCCATCACTTCTTTAACTATTTGTCCCACTTTCCCAGCAATTGCTTCTTGCTGTAAAGTATAACTAACATTTAACAATGAAGCAGATGCTGAATTTGTTATACCTATTATTGAATTGATAATATTAGCAACAATAACTTTACTGTCAAATAGTTTTAAACTAAAAATATAATCATAATTAAATTCAAAAACAGTTTTCGGTAAAAAAAATGGTTCTCCTTCAATAGTACCTATTTTACGCAAATATCTGTCAGCATTTAAATACATAGTCAATGTATTTGGTACACTTAATGCTGGATCATTTTCATTATATTCTAATATTATATATGATTTTTTTTCAATATAATTGCCATTTTTTTTCTTATCCCTAAATGCTTTTTCATCATCATTTTTTTCATTTGTTTTATAACTTGTTTCTGGGATTATTTCATTTTTCGTGTCAATTAGCGTACCATTACCTTTGAATTCATCAAAAAAATTGTTTTTAAAAACGTTATTAGTGTTGAATTTTTTACGATATTTAACTCGATTATCCCATGTATGTTTTAATCCTTCATTACCCATGGTAGTTCCTTTATTAATAACATACCACATAAAACAATTGAAATCAGTTGATTGCCAAAATGATTTAGAAGGCATAGCATTATCAAAATATAATGTTTTTCCATAATCACTATTGGGGGCATGTTGGAGAACGTTGAACATATCAATTGTTGGTATTGATAGTTTTATGCCTTCTCCACCTTCATTTAATACCATGCCATTAGGATATTTTAAAACTTTATAGGGAATTAATGGGTTAATTGAACAAGTAAAAAGATTTTTAACATTTGTCAATAAAATTGCTTTAATAGCAATTTCAATATCATCTAATATACCTTGGTCTATTTTTTGGGCAGTCTCATTTCTTTTTGTTGCTCCACTTATAGCACTAGTGGCTTTTTCGTTAGCGTTACTAATAATAGCTTCAGCACCACATAATATTTTAGAGACCCAATTTAATAAATCTTCTTTTGAAAGGCCTATGATTTCAGCTAAACCTAATAAAAACACTAACGGAGAGTTGACATTTAATAAGCCAAGTAATTGATCATTTTTTTGTAATTCTGGGTAATTATCTAATAAAGTTCTCATGGCAGCAATAAACCCAAAAACTTCTTTTTTCATAGAATTTAAGCTACGTCCCATAATGTACTTTATTTAATTGTGTATTCTTCTTTATTGTCACTTGCAGATGCATTGACATCTTTGGCTAGTTTTCTTAATTTAGAAATATCTAAACTGCTTTTTTTCATATTATCATCATTAAGAGCTTTATTTATATCACCATGATGTTTAATTATTTCACTCATTAATTTAGCAACATCCATTTTAATTATGATTGCTTTTTGTTGAAGTGTGAAATATTCTTTCATGATTTTACCATATTTTTCTTTACCATCTATATCTAAATTATTGACAGTTGTGGTATTCATGATTTTATTTATTTCGTTTTGAATTAATGTATGTTGCTGGCAAGCTAAATCATAATTTTCTTGAAGTAGTTCTTCAATTTTATTTACATTATTTAATTTAACTTTATATTTTTTAGTTTCCATAATTCTTTATTATATATAAATAAATATAATAAAAGGTAGTTTTTTAATCTAATAAACCACCTTTAATAATTTTGAATTCTTTTTTAAATTTTTTAATATTATCTCTTATCCCTTTTGCATCTAAACCTGTACTATCTTTAAGGAATAATAAAATAGCACTTTTATTAAGTTTAGGGCTTCCATCGGTACTTAGAATATAATCCCAATTTTCAAATAAAGTGATTAATGCGTTCCCTAATTTTACTTCATTTTCTTTCAGTGGTATTTCATCTTTTTCATCAATCATTGATTTTAGTTTTTTTATCATTTTTTCAATACTATCAGCCGCTATACTTATATCAAAAATATCTAATATTGTTGAAAATTCTATTTTATTAAACCCACCACTTACATTTGAATACAATGGATTACGTTCTTGTGATTTATTGAAATTTTGTATTTTACCAATGAGATAATTTTTACATATAGTGCCGTAATAAGAATAAGCTTTATATTTACCAGGCTCGAATTTATCTAATTTAGTTATAAGAAATGATATTGTGTCGTAAAATGTATCTTCATAAGATTCATCAGGGACAAATAATTTGTAACGCCTAATAATTGATTCTACCATTTTTGTGATAGGAGCCCATAATTTATCTGCAAATATTCTATCTTTTAATATTGGATCAGGTTCATTTAAATAATCTAAAACTGCTTGTTCTTGCTCTTCATAGAAATACCCCTTTCTTTTAGGTGTTTCATTTTTTTTTCTACCCATTTTTATTAATTTCTAAAAAAAAAACTATATTTTTTAGAAAAACTATATTCTACTATTTAATAGTACTTAATATTTTAATGTCAGTTACATTCTTACCATTTATAGTTTAACTAAAGAAATATTGAAGGTGGGTTACTTTCGTAACCCAGTTTTATTCTTCTTCAAATTTCTTATTTCTATCTTCTTTGAAATATTTCTCTTCCTGTGCTAATTTAATCAGCCATTCTCCATGTTTTTGCTGAATTGAGTTAGCCATCTTCATAGTATATGATTCGGGATTACCAAATGTATGAATGTAGCCAATCTTAGGAATTGTGAATATTTTCTTACTATTATAAGCCATTCTCAAAAAGAACTCATAAGTACTAGCAATCATCAGCGACTTTTTTAATCCACCATACTCAATAAAGTCATTAGTATTAAATATTGCACCACTAAACATGAAATCATAATAACTCTCTAAACACTCAGAATTAATAAAGCCATTCTCATCAACAAAAGCATTGGACCATGATAATTCGTTGCCTAATGAGACTACATCAGGATTATCATATTTTACCATTTTAATTAAAGGTAAAAATACAGATACATCATCATAATGTGGGAGATATTTATTAAAGTTGTTAAACCATATTGGTGTATATGTATCATCCATTTCTAAAATACTAAAATATTTAGTTGTACATTTACTTACTCCATAATTAATTTGTGAGCAAAAATCAGTATCGCCTATATTAACTAGAAAATTAATTTTAGCTTTTGTGTTAAAATCCGTTACATTTAATTCTCCAAGAGCTGAAATTGGCCCAACAATTACAATTGTATAATTTTTGTTATTTGGTACGGATTCAACAGCTCTATATAAATATTCTTTATTAATTTCATGTACTGGTATAATAATTGTCATTTTTTCCATTCTTTAAAAAATTTTTTTACTGGTTTTTATTTTCAAGGATTGCTAATGAAGTCTCAAGCTCAATCTTTCTATTATTAAAGATATTGTTTACATATACCTCAGTAACATTATGTTTAAATGTTTCGCAATTATATTTTTCAGCAGTATTTTTCATGTTTTCAATAATGATATTAGGGAGTTCATCATTAATATATGATTCAATAGCACCAGCAATAATTGTATGCATATCACTCACATTAAAAAACCATACACCATTATCTTTTATATTACCATTCTCAATTAACCACTCTGGTTCATTCTCTGGTACCTTGCCAATAACAATACTACCACTAGCCATAGCTTCAAGGGCTGAATTACCAAACTCTGTATCTCTATCATACCAGATAGTAAATGCACCACTTCTTAAATAATTAGAAAAATCTTCTCTTGGTAAATTACGTAAATCTCTGAAACTAACCCAACTATACATAGGGTATTTCCAGTAAAATGGTTTGACAATTTGGTTAATATCTGTATTATCTTTACAAACAATATTAAAAATTAAATTTTTAGGCTTATCATCGTTACGGAAAATAGTTTCATCGATGCATGGGTTGACTTTATATGTTTTAACCTTAGGGAAACAATTATTAATCTCATTTTGTAATCTATTTGTAGTAACAATACAATCTTTAATACCATATTGTTCCCATGTTGCACCAGCAGGAATAACCTGTGTAAGATAGTTAAAATTTTGGGCGATAACAATTCTTTTGCAAGGCATTTTACTAGTTTGAGACATTACATTGCTATAGAATTCAGGTATAAAAAGGAAATCAGAAGGTGAAACTTCAATTTTTTCCGTCTCAATATTATGGTGTGGTATATTAGCATACTCTTCTCCCATCCAGGACACAACACCCTCAAATTCTTTTTCTTGATGTAAAAAGTGAACATTATAACCCATATCTTTAATAGTTTTAGCTGTTTGATAAATGTAATAAACATAACTATTGGGTGCGCCTTTTGAATCAATTGTATAGAAATACACATTAAAATT